GATGTGGTTGTAGAATTGGTAAGACCAAGACCGCTAAGAGTACTTGCTGTTACACCAGTGTGTGCTGTGTAAAGCTTGTTGTATCCTGCTTCATCAGTGTTAGCACCAGTCCAAACTCCAGGACCATTAGGGAAGGTTTTGCTTCCTACTGGGCAAGCTTTGTCATTGAAAGGAGTACATGCAAGAGGGTCTGTGTCATAGAAATAACGAAGAGCAAATGCAAGACCTACTGGACCACTCATTGGCTGAACACCTACGATTTCATGAGTGATAAGCTCAGGGAATGTACGACGAATCATTGGAATGAGAGTCTTTGGAAGACGAGCATCTCCTGGTGCATACCAGTCAGTGTTTCCACCAGTTCCTGGACCTTGTTGACCATATTGACCAGAAGCATAGCTTGCTGGTCCTCCATCACCACCTCCAAAAGGAGTGTTGGCAAGGGTTCCACCCGCTACCATACCACTTTCTTGAACAAGATTACGAGGCATGTGGCCATTTTGACGAAGCCATGTTTCTTGGTTTTCACACATAAGTGCTGTAGCAAGACGCTTTTGATAGCCTTCGATTGGTTTAGTTTGATTATCAGTAAAATCTAGAATTTTACTCCATCTTTGAATTAGTGCTTTTCCTCTTTCTCTAGAAATAAGTGAGGGAGCCGAGTCTACATAGTTTGAAGCTAGTGATTGCATATGTTTTTATTTATTGTTTTTTGGTTTATTTTCTGAAATTTAAACCTTTGAGGTACAAATCTTCCATTGGGTTAATCGGATTAGTTGTTGCAAAAGGCTTATTTTCTGATTCTTTTAAGATTTCATCGGCTACCCTGTTCCGATCAACGTTAAAGTTTTTATTTTCGTTTATGAGTGCACTGTTGCGTTCTTTTTTGGAATTGCGATTGTACATATCAACAACGTAATTAAAATTTTCTTTTATAAATTCAGCACTCTTACCTTCTAAACGGGAACGAACAAATTTAGCTTGGTCTACTGGAAGATTAGCAAGTTTTTCTGAAAGAACATTCTTGCTTTCTCTAATCATCTGATTCTTTTTGAATTGAGTATTTTCCATACGCAAGCTGTCAAGTTGACGCTTACCATCTATTAGAGCTTCTTTGATATTTTCGTTGATGAATTTTTCATCAACACCCAAAACCTTTCTAGCCTCTTCTATAGCTTTGGTTGCATATTTGTTTTTAGCAGCCTCTTCTATTTGATTTTTAGCAATGTGCTTGGAAATATACAAATCTAAAAATTCATCAACACTCTCTACAAGAGTATCTCTATCCTTTTTAGCTGTGTTTGTGATGAGTTTCTTATATCCCTCATGTATTGTTAGAAGCTTTTGGTTAAAGTCTTCTGTAATTGCTTTGTGCACAAATTTGATTTTTGCTGTATGATCTTTATCAATAGCAGCAACGGCTTTTTCCGATACTACTTTAAATTTGTCATATTGTGCCTTAACAGCACTCTCTACTTCTAAGTCAAGACGAGCCTGAACTGTTGAATCAATCTTAGATTCAATAAGTGTGGAAATAGCATTTAATGTGTCTTCGGAAAGCAATTCCTTATCCACAGATTCAAAAATAGATTTAAGTTCTTCTGTTATCATAATATTATTTATACTTTTTAGTTTTTTTCTTGTGAAAATGAGGCTTTTACTTTCTCATATTCGCTATCAAGAAGCCCTTTTATTTTTAACTTCATTATGGTTTCTAATTCCCTATCAGCAGCAGCACGGTTTTCTACACTTACATTGTATAGAAGATTGCTTATTTTATTTTTAATTTCGCTCATATACACATATTTACTTTTTTTTAGAAAAAGTTTGAAACTAGTTGGTGGGTGTGTTATTATGATAGGATGAAACTGTTAAAACTTGAAAAGTACGGACATGAATATTGTGGCCCATGCAAAACCATGGAGACTTATCTACCAGAAGTGGTGGAAGAATTGAAAGAAATTGCTGATTTTGAAAACGTAGATACCTACAATGTTGATCCTGAAAAAATAAAGAATGCTGGTATTAGAGCAGTTCCTACACTATTACTATACAAAGAAGGTGTGGAAGTTTGGAGACATGTTGGATTGTTGAGCAAAGATGCTATAGTTGCAAAGGTTAAAGAGTATGTCTAAGAGAAATTTAAAAGATTTGGTGATAGCTGTTGATTTTGATGGAACATGTGTAAAACATGCATTTCCAAGAGTTGGAGAGGATATTGGTGCTGTTCCTGTGTTAAAAAAACTAGTTGAGGCTGGTGCAAAACTAATATTATGGACAATGAGAGATAAGGGTTCTCTTTTTAATGCTGTGCAATGGTTTAAACAAAATGAAATTACCTTGTATGGTGTACAGAGAAATCCAATTCAGCATGAATGGACAAGTAGCCCAAAATGTTATGCATCACTATTTATTGATGATGCTGCATTAGGTGCTCCTCTTATCTATGAGGATGGTGAAAAGCCTTATATAGACTGGAAAAAAGTGGAAGAGATGCTTTTTTAAGCTCTCTTTTTTCTTTTTAACTTTTTTTCCATTTTAGATAATTCTGAGTAGTAAGTTGGAAATTCTGTTAAGTGATCCTTTGCTATTCCAAGAGTCTCTTTTGGAGACTTATGATGTTCTTTTTCAACATCAACACCCTGATCCACAGCAGATTTTCCAAATTTGGAAACTAGTTTCTTATAAGTTTGATCAAATTGAGAGGTCATATATTTTCACCATGTCCCTCTATAATCTCATTAGCCAAATCTCTGATTTTATCAGCACATTTTTCAATTTTATTTCTAAAGCTTTTATACATAGCTTCTTTTGCAAGATCATCTAAATCTGAGACTACAGAAAGAATATCTCTGGCTATTTCCACTTCTTGTATTTCTGATAAGTCTTCATCTTCCATGTCCTCCTCATCCTCTCTAAATCCAGTTTCTGCTTCAACAGAAGGCAGGGGGATAGTTTGACGAACCACTCTTAAAATTTGTGGTTCCATCATCATATTTTCATACAGTGTGTAAAGGTCTTCTTTCATTATAATGATTTTATAAATTTCTCCAAGCTTTCTCTGATGTATTCATTTATAGCATCTCTGTGACGGCTAGGATATTTGGACAATTTCTTTTCTAATTTGTTATATGCTTCTGCAACACGACCATCATCAGAAATAATATATTCCTTATTTTCAAGAATACCGTTTACAAATGCTGTTGCAACACTAGGATCAAAAACATTGTCCACTAAAAGAACTATTGGACTTCTAACACGGTTATAACCATCTGAACTCTCAGAGATTTGCCCCAAACACTTTGTGCTTTTTCCAAATTTCACACCATCATGAACAAGAGACTCTAGAATTTTTCCAGAAGGGGTGCTTAAAATTAAACTTTTTCCAATATAGAAATCAGGGTCACTCTTATCTCTTTCTAAAGAAATAATTTTATCAGCAAGTTTTCCAAGATCAACATCTGGATTGCTAGAATTTCCAGTCCAAAATGTTTTTCCGCTATCATCCATACAATACCAATTAGTATTTTCTGTTACGACACATCCAATAGTTCCTTCATACTCCTCTTCTGTTATATCAATAAAACGAGAGTCTGTGTAGATTCCTTTTGTTTTTGATAAATTTAGTAAAAATAAAGGTTTGGTATTTTCTTTTAATATTTTTCGTCCTTTTATAAAAGAATCTTTTTGACTTATTATGGATATATTTCCCGACAAACCAGATTTGAAAAGACACTCGTTTAAATCATCAATTAGTCTATTACATACAGTAAACACATTTCGGACTTTATATTTTTCATTTATTAAATTAAATCGTCCATCGCCCACATTAAACCAGTAAACTAGATCTGCTAAATCTTCTGATGAAGAATTATTTTTAATATTTTTTGGAATAAATTTAGAATAGCAATCACCTAGTTGAGAAACATATTCGTTTAATCTCTTATCATTAATAACAAATCCTGTTTTTGTTTTTTTCCATTCTAATTCTTTAGGAAATTTCGATAAAAGCTCTGATATTTCTTCCATGAATCGGTCTTTTATCTGGGTAATATGAACTCCATAATGTCTTCCGCCCTTAATATAGTGTCCCTCTGCCAAATATAAACCTAAAAAAGATACAAAAGTATTATAATCTACTTCTATATCTTTTGAAACATCATTTTTATAATTTCCTAATTTTTCAGAAGGAATTCCTTTTAAAGTAAAAGTTTTTGGAGATTCTATATTCCATTCTCCGGTTTTTGGTATATACGAATGTGTCACAGCAGAAGAAGTTCTATTATCATATAACTCTTGTGCAGTAGTGTAATAATATTTTCCAGTTCTGTCTTTTAGTAAAATTCTATGATTAGGAGTCATCAATGCATTAATATTACGTCCTTTAATTCTAATCATTTTTCCTTTATAATTAGAATATATTTTTTCTTTTATTTGAGAATACTCTATATTATCGTTGTTGGTATTTAATGTCGCTACTATTTCATCGTCGTTAATAGACTCTAAAGCTTTCCATCCATTGTTGGTCAGAATCTTATAGTTTGATGGTACACAATGGTTTAGTTCTCCACCTCCTCTATTCTGTTCCACATATTCTTTTATATAAGATTCTACAGCAGGAATCATCTCATCCTCCTCATAAATTCTTTTATTCTTATTTCCACGATTCATCATTACATATTGACCTTTGATGTAAGTTCTACGCTCATCTTCTCTGTTGGTCTTCTCTGTCACAAATTCCAAATCGTAGTTTGGTTGTTCAACTATTAATTTTCTAGAAATAATCATACTTTTACTTATATGTATTAAAAATATTTACCGTACACACTGTCATTTGGATTATCAAAATCCTCTTTGGAAATCTCATCAATGTGATTAGTTGACGCATCCTTAGTAATGTCTGTTTCGTCTATAGTGCTTTCTGTCTTTCCGTATAAATCTTGATCTACGGGCATACGAATGAAATTTTCCTCTGGAGCATTAGGTTCATAAGAGTAATCCATTCTTTTTGCAGTGAGTTTCCAAACATAGTGACCTCCCATAAAATCAGCAGGTTTTATTTTGTCATCCTTTTCAGTTACTTCGAAAACCATTGGAGACTGCTCAAAGGGTCTATCACATGCACTATCATCTATAATGAATAAATCACCTGCTAGTGGCAAGACATTTCCCCAAACTTGCCTGAATGCTTTTATGGGAACAAAAATCTGAATATTTAAATCGCTCATAATACCCCATTTGGTTAAGAATGTGTTGTAGGATTGAAAATCTATAATAGCTTTCATTTTTCTTGGCCCTCTGAATTTGGCTGTTGGATTTTCTCCATATAGTCTATTACTGTCAGATATACTAAAACCTGTTGACCAATAAGAAATAGCCATACCATAATTATCTGCATAATTTTCCACCATTCCCCTATAGTTGTTCTTTATAGTACTTGTAGAGTCACCACAGGGAGAAACGTAGGGATTGGTAGAAACTGATATTCCTGTCTCTGCTAAATCAGCATAGGGTTGGTTTGGTGCACTAGGATTCAAATTGAATGGAACATTATAGGCCATTTACCTATTTACTATAAATATCAATAGCATTATGCAGGATTATAATTACAACTTTGAAGTACAAACTCTACTAACTCATTTCGCAACTGCTTTTAATGATGTTAAGATTAAGAGATTTGATGGACAAAAATACTACAAAGAAACTATCAAAGTTCCATTCGTCTATGCTCCAAAGAGTCATATCTTGGCTGATATGTTGGGATTAACAGATACAGTTAAACTTCCAATAATGGCTGTAGAGGTAAAATCCCAAGGTAGAGACAATGATAGAGTAAAAAACAAAATATCAGACATCATTTACAAAAATGAGGATGGAACATACACCAACTTACAAGCAGTGCCTTGGAATATCTCTGTACAGTTAAATGTTTTAGCCAAATATCAGGAGGATATGGATCAGATTATTCAGAACTTCTCTATTAATACAGACCCTTACATAATAGTGTCTTGGAGAGAACCAAAATCCAACAGAGAAATTAGAACAGAAATTTTGTGGGATGGGCAGATTAGTTATACCTATCCTGGCCAAGATCAAACACCCAAAGAAGCTCCTTTCAGAATTACAGCAACCACAAATTTCACTATCAAAGGATTTATTTTCAAAGCTAATAAGGAAAACTCAAAGCCTATTTGTACTATAAACACAGACTATGTTTTTACTGATAAATTTTACTGTAACTATGTAGATATGCTGGCATACACCAATAATGCACAAACAGACTCCTACAGCATAACAGGAAGACCTGTCTTGAGATATGTATCACCACACTATCTTGTAGAGGGTCAATCCCCAAAAATAACCCTGAAAGGATATGGCTTTGGAGCAACAGAGGCTGTTTTTGTGAGTGGCTCAAACCCAAATATGTATCCTGGTACAGAATACAAACCTTTTACAGGTTTACCAAGTTTTGTTGCCTATGCAGTTCCAACATTTCAAAAGTCTGACAATGTATTAACCTTTAATCTTCCAAGTCCTAGTGCACATGGTTTTGTGGATGTTATTGCTGTAAATTCTTGTGGATATGGGAAATTAACAAAGGATTCTGATAGATGTAACAGAGTAGAAAACCCATATCCTATAGATGATCCAAATCACTACACTTGGACAGTTTTACAATTTCCGTATTTAAATGGTTTAATTGTTGGTGATTTATTTGATCCATTATATATAGATTACACTAATGTTCAAACAATATATACAGAGGGAGTGTGTGATAGAGAATCATCAATAAATGCAATTAGACAAATAATGGCTCAATGTAACATTTCACTTGCAGAACTATCAGCATCAATGTAGTGTACACTACATTATGATAAAATTTAACAAATGCCGTCTAACAGATACTCTGCTGGATCAGTGGGTATCTACAGAAGTAAACGTCCTTTTAGTTGGAGAGAAAGGGGTGGGAAAGTCCCATCTTATTATGGACACATTTAAAAGAAATAATTTGAAATATGCCTATTTCTCTGGTTCTACTCTTGACCCTTGGATACACTTGCTTGGTATTCCAAAGGCAAAAATGATGCCTGATGGCAAAGAGAAAATGGAGTTTATTCTTCCTGAGAATTTGGATGATGATGTTGAGGCTATTTTCTGTGATGAATGGAACAGAACAAACAAGGTTGTTAGAAATGCACTACTTGAATTGCAACAATTCAAAAGCATTAACGGAAGAAAGTTTCCAAAATTAAAAATGGTTTGGGGTGCTGTTAATCCTCCAAAAGGAGAGGATGAAGAAGGAGCAGACTATGATGTGGATGAATTAGACCCTGCCCAATTGGATCGTTTTCATGTTGTTGTTGAAATGCCTAATGAACCTGATCCAAAATACTTTAAAGAAAAGTTTGGAAGCTATAAAGGTCGTATTCTTGTGGATTGGTGGAAAGAACAATCCAAAGATGCATTGAAAATACTAAGTCCCCGTAGATTGGAATATGTAGGAACTCTTTTTAACAAAGGTTTAGATATCAAATATCTTCTTCCAGTATCTGCTAATGTAAAAGATTTAGTGAAGAAACTTTCTCTTGATGAGAAAGATGATATTGTTCAACAGTTGCTACTAAATCCAACTGATGATGGAATGAAAGAATTTGTTGAAAATAAAACCAATTTCTTAAAATATAGAAACAAGCTGAAAAGTTCCAAATTTTGGATATATTGGAAACATGTTGCTAATGAATTTCTAATAGACGAGATTCAAACAAACGAAAACTTTGCAAACTATGCAGTGTATGAAGTATTAAATAAAAACTCAATTTATACAAAGGCTGTAACAGAAATTGCACAAGCTCATCCTGACTGTGATATTCTTAAGATTATCAAAATATTTCATAATGAGAATTATAAACTGGAACCTATAGATGATCTATCTAACTATGTTTCTAGTCAAACACCAACATTTCCTCTTCCAAAGGGTGGAATATCCGTTGACAATTTCTGTTCTTCGTTTACCAGCATTTGCCCTGCATTAAATTGGACAACAGCAATATACAACTACAATACTATAGAAAGAAAAAAGAGAATAGCACTGTTTGTAAATTGCTGGAAAAATATATCTCAACCAATTCATGCAATCAATTTTATGATATCCACACTGATATCAATGCAAAAAGCTACTATTTTGACTGACAAGAATTTTCTTCCTGCATTTGGGGCAACTTGTATGCTCATTAAAAAGCACCTTAAAGAGGAAGAAATTGAACAAGTTGCAACAGTTTTAGAATCTCAAAAACTTAAAGGAAAAATTTCATCTAATAGAATGGACGAATTTATAAATTTTATAAGAGGAAAGGTTAAAGCTGATGATAACATTCTTCCAGAAAAATTCTTGAAAAAAATCAAAAGTATTAGAAGCGTGTTAAACATCTCTGGAACAGGAAATGATGATATCTTAGATTTGTTGAAAATATGACCACTATAGATAGGTTAGAAATAGCTAAAAAGCTGCAAAACCATCACTATTTTTTCAGAGCTTTCTGGGACATAGGAGAACCTATCATAGAAAATTCCAGTGATTTACCAACAGCAGCAATATCCTTTGACACCAAAGGAGAGAGTGTAAATCTTCATATAAATGAAGACTTTTGGAATTCTTTAAATGAAACAACTCAAAACTTTGTAATATGTCATGAAATGTGTCATGTTATTTTACAGCATGGCAAAAGATTCAAAGAATGCTTAGGCAATCAGGCTGAAATGGAAAGAATGAACATTGCCACAGATGTTGTTATTAATGAACTTTTATGTGATAGTTTCAATTTCAATAGAACTGAATTGGATGAGAGATTGCAGAAAGATGGTTGTTGGTTTGATACTATTTTTCCTAACAAATCTGTTCCAAAAAATGAATCTTCTGAATTCTACTACAATTTATTAAAGAGTGAAGGAATGCCAGCATCTATGCCATTTAGTATTGATGTGCACAAAATAATGACTGATGCAGAAATAGACTCTATGCAAAAGAAACTATCAGATTCTGGATTGTGTGATAGTATAGATGATAAATTTCTAAAACCGTTCTCCAATGATTTAGAGGCTATTAGAAGTGCTGTTGGCACTGGAACATGGCAAACTTTGACCAACACTGCTGTTAAAAAGAAAAAGAAATGGGAGACTGTTATCAAAAAATGGGAGAGTATGCACACTACTGAAAAGTATGACAGTGTAGAAAGATGGGATAGAGTTAATCCTCGCTATTCACAGATTGTTGGAAAAAATGTTCACCTTCCTACACAGTCAAATACAATAGATGAATATAAAGAGCAAAGTAAAATAGATGTATTTTTCTTTTTAGATACATCAGGGTCTTGTATAGGTTTAGCTGGTCGTTTTTTCAAAGCAGCAAAGAGTCTTAATCCTAATAAGTTTAATATCAGACTGTTTTGTTTTGATACTAAAGTGGAAGAGACTAGTCTTAAATCGAATAAAATTTATGGTGGTGGTGGAACTAGTTTTAATATAATGGAAAATAAGATTCAGAGCATCATGAAGTCTGAAAATAAAAAATATCCAAAAGCAGTGTTTGTTATAACTGATGGATATGGTAATAAAGTTTCTCCAGAGAAACCAGAAAAATGGTACTGGTTTTTATCAGCCAATTACACTCATTACATTCCCTCTCAGAGCAAAACTTATAAACTTTCAGATTTTGAATAGTTAAAATTTCAGTTTTTCATTAATAGCATCAATCTTTCCCTTTTCAATATTCTTTATAGTTTCTTTGTGAAAGGTCTCAACTTTATCTTTTTGTTCTTGCCTTTTCTCTTCCTTCTTTTCTACTGATTTACTTTTAAAAAATGAGAATATAGTTGATATAAATTCAAGTATGGTATTGATAATCTTCATATTACTATTTACTTTTTACTAAATAAATAGTAATATGCCAGAGTGTCAGAAAGTAGAAATAAGAACAATACCACATAGACATATTGCATCAGATATAACAAACTTTACATCTGCTGTTTGTGCTATTGTAACACAGATGTCTAGTATTGGGGAGCCTCTTTTTACAAGTTGGGCAAACACGTATTCAGCAGATTTATACAGTTCTTATACAACAGTTCTTAATTTTTCATCTTCTTGGATTAACCCAAACGATACTTTTGTTTATAGTAACTCTGCAAATATATTACAAGTTAACACTGTTGTTAATAATACATCAGCAAATTGGAACAGTGTTTATAACTCTTATAACTCAGCAAGTTCTAGTTTTTTAACAATTAGTTCTGCTGATATTCGATATGTAAATATCTCTGGTGATGTTATGACTGGTGGATTAAGTTCACCAAGTCTATCAACAAATAACCTTTATGTTGCTGGTAGCACAATCAATTTCTTTGATGGAACTGGAAATGTTATTGAAACTTTAAAAAGTAGTGATGTTGGAAACTTTAAAAGTAATTACACATTAACAAATTCTCGTTCTGCTAACTGGGAAAATACATATACAAGTTTCTCTTCTCAGAGTGCAAATAACATTTCTGTTTATAATAATGTTAATAGTAATTCTGGAAATTGGAACTATCAAGGCTCTGATATTAAAACTTTAACAGGAAATTGGCAAAATACATATTCTACAGTTAGTTCTTATTCTGCAACATGGGTAAATAATGCGCCACAAACTTTAACATTTAATAATATTAATGCAGAATTAACAATTAGTGGCGGAAATACAGTAAGTCTTTCATCATTAAGTGGTGGTATTGGATCGTCTGGTGTGAGTTATCTCTCTGCATTGAATGATGTATATATACCATCACCAGCTAATGGTCAAGTATTAACATATAGTAGTGTATTACAAAAATGGACAACTGGTTCACCAGCTTCTGCATCAGGTCAAACAGTTTATTATGGTTCATTTTATGATACTACTGCACAAACTCTTACTGGAGCCAATCAAGCTAAAAGACTTGATATAGCAAACACGTTTGAAGCTAACGGAGTTAGTTTAAGTGGCAATAAAATTGTATTCAATAACTTTGGTACTTACGAAATAATTTTCAGTATTCAGTATAAAAATACAAGTGCATCTCAAGAAGATATCTATATTTGGTTCAGAAAAAATGGTGTTGATATACCAGATAGTAGTTCTGTTTTTACAATACCACAGAGAAAAAGTGCAAGTATACCTGCACATTTAATAGCAGTAACACCATTTATAGCTACTCTAGCAGCTAATGATTTTATAGAAATATATTGGCACTGTAATACCACAGCAGTAACAGTAGAAACATTTACTACACACTCTAATCCTACAATTCCAGATACTCCTGGGGTGATTATCACAGTGAAACAAGTTACTAATGTTCAGCTTGTTCCAACAGTTGGTGCTTATTTACCATTATCTGGTGGCAATGTTACAGGTGTTTTATCCTCAACAAATGTAATATATGCAAGTGGTGGAGATAGTAATCAATGGAATAATACATATTCTACAGTTAATAGTAATAGTGCAACTAATTGGAATTATCAAGGAACTGATGTTAAATCTTTAACTAGTAATTGGCAAAACACTTTTACAGGATTTTCTTCACAATCTGCAAATAATATATCAAATTACACAACAGTTAATAGTAATAGTGCATCATGGGGAACAAGTGGATCAGGATCAGGATTAACAATTTTCAGGGAAGTTTCATCAGTATCAGGAATCAATTCATCAACTTTTGTATATGCACTTTCAACAAATTCACTAACTGCAAATGTAGATTTGGCACTAGTAGCCAAAGGAACAGGTGCAACTCTTGCACAAATTCCTGATGGAACTATTGTTGGTGGTAATAAAAGAGGGATTTATGCAACAGATTTCCAAAAAAATAGAAATGCAAATTCTCAAGTAGCTTCTGGAGTAGCTTCAATAATTGTTGGTGGTTCTAGTAACGTTGCAAGTGGACAATATGCAATAGTTGTTGGTGGTAGTGACAACATTGCCACCAACACATATGCAACAATTGGTGGTGGTGGTGGTAACAATGTAAGTGGAATATATTCGACAATCTGTGGTGGGAATACTAATAGTGTAACTGGAGACTATTCAATAGTTGGTGGTGGTGATACCAACAATGCTTCTGGACATTATGCAACAATTCTTGGGGGATTTAACAACACAGCTAATGGAGGTGGTTTCTATGGTAATATCAGTGGAGGTTATGGTAATACCGTAGATGGAAGGGCATCCAGCATTAGTGGTGGGTATAGTAATAATGCTGCTAATGATTATGATCATATCGGGGGTGGATATAATAACAATACAATAGCTGGTTCTTACTGTTCAACAATCGGTGGTGGGCTTACTAATACTATAGATGGACAATATGCAACAATTGCTGGTGGAAATGGTAATACTATTGGAAGTACATTACCATATATAACTATTGGTGGTGGTGGTAGTAACTATGCAAGTGGACAAGGTGCAACAGTTGGTGGTGGTCAAATAAACGTTTCAAGTGG